CATGCCCGACGCGCGTCCATACGCGACGCCGAGGCAGCCGAGACAATCCGAAGCGACAGACGGCGGAAGTGACGAGCCGCCGGGGCTGCAATCGTTCGGCGTCCACACGGCGACCGTTTGCGGCGGTTTGATTCCCGCCGCCTGCAGGCGGTCGCCGTATCTTTGCGCTAACCACAAATCAGATGAGGCCATCAGATGAAAGTTACGATTCGAGGCAAGGAGCAAGACCTCACCCTCAAGGAGCTGCGGGAGACGGCCGGCGAGCTGAACGCCGAAATCCAGCGGCGCGGGAAGGAGTTCAACGAACGAAAGAAGCAACGCGAGGCCGGCGAAGACGTCGAGTTGTGGCCGGACAACACGCGCGACGAGTGGACCGACATCAATAAAGACTACGACGCCGTGCGAGCTGCGATCGAGGAAGAGCAGCGAGCGGCCGATGTGGCGGCGAGGCTGGCCGAGACGCAGGAATGGTCCGAGCGCAGCACGCGGGACAATTCCCAAGGAACGCGGCTAGACGATCGCGCGGACGGCGAAGGCCGAACCTATCGCGACCTCGGTCTCGACGATCGCGATCAGGCCCGGCAGTTCCACCAGAACCAGCAGGACCGGAGCCTCGCGTTCCAGGCGTGGGCCATGCGCGGCGTCGACAACGACGTAGTGGGCGAGCGCCATCACGAAGCGTGCGAGCGGTTGAGCTTCGATCCCAGCCGACAAACGCTCACCCTGCGTCTGCTGCCCAGCGAAGCTATCGCCAGCATCCAGCGCCGACTGAGAAGCTGCCATCACGATCAGCGTTACCAGGTGTTCGAGGAGATGCTCGAAGGCCGGGCCCTGAGCGCCATGACCGGTGGCAGTGGCGGGTATATCACCGCTCCGGGCCGGCTCGTGAACTCCATCGAGTTGGCCGCGATCGAATTCGGCGCGATCCTGCAGGTTGCCGAAACGATCACCACGTCGACCGGCGAGGAAATCTCGTGGCCGGTAGGTGACGACACCGACAACGAAGGCGCCTACGCCGACGAGAATCAGGACCACAGCACCGAGGCGAATCCCGAGTTCGAGCAGGTCAAATGGGGCGCCTACTCGATGCATTCGAAGATGTGCAAGGTCCCCTTCCAGTTGATGCGCGACAGCGTGTTCAACTTGGAGGCGATCCTCGGCCGCATGATGGGCGAACGGCTCGGCCGCAAGACCAGCAGCGAGGCCACCACCGGTGAGACGCGGATCCGCGGCATCGTGCCGCGTTCTCCCGCCGGCCAGACCGCGTTGTCCGCGACGGCCTTGGACCGCGCCGACTTCGTGGGCCTGCAGCACTCGATCGACCCGGCTTTGCGACCCGGCGGCCGTTTCATGTTCCACGACAACGTGCTTGAGGCCGTGCGGTTGATCGAGGACGGCGACGGCTACCCGATCTATCAATCCAACCTTCGCACCGGAGCGCCGGACACGGTCGAAGGCTGGCAGTTCGTGATCAACCAAAAGATGGCCGACACGGTCGAGGCCAGCGCCAAGGTCGCGTTGGGCGGAAGACTCGAGCAGTACAAGATCCGCCGCGTCGGCGCTTCGCTGCGAATGAAACGACTGGTCGAACGCTACGCCGAGTACGATCAGACCGCCTTCATCGCCTATTGGGAGGTCGACGGCAACTTGCTACGACCCCAGCAGGATACCGGCTGCCCGGTCAAGTACCTGGTCATGGCTGCAGCCTAGTTCTTCGCCCTGTAGCACGGGCCCCTGGCCCGTGTGTCTTGAACCGCCAAACACGGAGAACTAGGCATGAAAATCAGATTGAAAAGCTCGCGAGTGGTCGATCAAGGCGACCACTTCGAACGGCAACGAGTCGGCGACGTCGTCGACCTGCCCGAACCCGAAGCCCAGCGGCTGATCGCCGCCGGTCGCGCGGTACCACCGGAGCAGCCGGTCCGCGTGCCCAGCCGGCAACGCATCACAAGGCTGCGCAAGCCGGAGCGGGCAAAGAGCACGGCACCGGAACCACCCGCACAACCTCCGAAAGGCAGCTCGTCGCACGACGAACGCACGGACGGCGATACCAAGGATGGATCGTCGTGGGCGACGCTGCCTCTGTCGGCGCTCGACGGACGGGTGCCCAGAAAGGTGATCGAGGCCCTGGCCGACGACGGCTACGAGAACCTGGCCGACGTGGCCGAAGCCGACGATCTGACCGAAACCAAAGGCATCGGCGCGAAGGCCGCCGAAGTCATCCAATTAGCAATCGCCGAAATCCGCGATGAGCACGACAAATAACCGCGCCCCGGAGACGGCCTCGCGCCGCACTCCGGAGACCGCAACCAGACCGAAACCACACACCAAAACTCGCGAGGAGTTGGAACGTGAACGTAAACGCTTTTCTCTCGGAAGAAACCAAGATCACGAAGGTCGCTGACGCGGCCGCGGCGGACACCACTGCGGTGACGGGTGCCAGCGTTGACATGGACGGCTGGGACGGCGTGCTGTTCTTGACCAGCCTCGGCACGGCTGCCGCCAACAACGCCATGCACGCCGAACAGTCGGCCGACGACAGCGCGTTCGCCGATCTGGAAGGATCGGAAGTGGATGTTGGCGCGAGCGATGAAGATCAGTTCATCGACATCCAGCGCCCCTCGGACCGCTACGTCCGCCCCGTCGTGTTGCGTGGCACCTCGTCCGCGTGCGGCGACGTGTGGGCGATCCAGTACCGCGGCAGCCAGGTCCCGCAAAGCAACGTGACGTCCGGGACGATCAACGGCAAGCAGCTCGTGAGCCCGGCCGAGGGCACGAAATAGGCTGGAGGCTGAAGACCGAAGGCCGAAGGCAGGAAGTAACCGTCGTTTAACGGCAAGCCGAAGGCGACGGCGTGTCCCGGGACACACACCTATGGTCAGGCAACTTTTGGAAAACACCGCCGTCCGTGTCACCTCGGCGATCACCGTTCTGCTGACGGTCGCCGCGGGTATCTGGACGGCGGCGACGTGGGCGACGAACGTCTCGCGCGACGTGCGCGAGATCCGGAGCGACGTCTCGCAGCTCGTCAACCAAGTCGACGACCGCTGGCGACGCGCGGACATGGCGACCTGGGTCAAGGACACCGAAAAGCTCAATCACAACTGGATCGCGGCGGAAGTCCCGAAGAATTGAAGAGAGGCTGAAGACCGTAGACCGAAGGCCGTAGGAAGAACAACTTTCCTCTTCCCTTCAGCCTACAGCCTTCAGCCTACAGCCTATGTATTCTCTGTCCCTCATCACCGCGCCGACCGAAGAACCGCTGACGCTGGCCGAGGCCAAAAAGCAACTCGGCATCGCGACGGCGATTACCTATCACGACGACGAGCTAGGCCGGCTCCTGAAGGCGGCGCGCAAAGACGCCGAAGAAAAGACGCACCGCCAGATCCTGACGGCCGTCTGGGAGCTGAAGCTCGACAAGTTCCCGTCCGGATCCGGGCGGATCAATATCCCGCTGCCGCCCTTGGCGTGGGACACCGAGGCGAACTACGTCAAATACTACGACACCGCCGGCGACGAGCAGACGCTGTCGACCGACGTGTACAAAGTGCTGGCCGGCGAACCCGGCCAGCTCGCGTTGAAATACGGCCAGTCGTGGCCGACGACGTACACCGAAGCCGAGGTCGTAACCGTCCGCTTTACGGCCGGCTACGCCGACACGGCGGCGGAATTGGCAGACACCGAGGAGTTGCTCAAGGCGGCGCTGCTGCTGCTGATCGAAGGATCCTGGAAACGCGACCACGGCGACGTAGCCTACGAGCGACGGCTGGCCCGGGCCGACGCGATCCTGGAGCAATACGCGCCGGGCGACGATTTCGTCGACTACGAGCTCTAGCCCGTAGGTTGTGCTTCAGCACATCGGTTTTCGGCGATGTGCTGAAGCACAACCTACAAGACTACAAGACTACGACATGCGCCACCAAGTCACAATCAAGCGCCCGTCGACTTCGGTCGATTCCCGCGGCCAGCGGACCGGCGATCCGTCGACCGTGATTGCGAATTGGCCATGCGAGATCAAGCAGCTCAGCGGCCTGGAACTGATCCGAGCCAAGAAGCTGTTTACCGATGCGACCTACGAGGTCCGAGGCTACGACGATCCGGGGGCGCCGATCGCGGCGACGGATTACATCGAGTTCGGCAGCCGGACCTTACACATTGGCGAAGTCGTCGACCTGACAGACGAAACGGGCGTCGAGATCGCGCTCCTGTGCAAGGAGGAAAAGTAGGGCCGGTTCCCACCGGCCGCCCATTTGCAGCCTTGTGATCGACCGGTAGGAACCGGCCCTACAGCTACCAAAAACCATGCCCGCTTCGACAACCATGACGCTGACCGGATTGCCGGCAACCGTGCGACGGCTGGAACAGTTGCCGCAACGGATCCAGAAAGGCCCGGTCCGCAAGGCGGTTCGAGCTGGCGGGGCCCCGTTTGTGAAGGCGGCCAAACGAAACTGGCCAAGGGCGACCGGAAGAAGCAAGCGAGCGTTGACCCAAAAGGTCAAGAGCTACCGCGGCGGCGTGGTAACGCTTTCGATCATCGGGCAATTGAAGAACGCACGGATCAAGGCAACCAAGGGGATCAAGAAGGGCACGGGAGGAATCAGCGGGCGCGGCGACTTGGTGCCAATACACTTTGTCGAGGAGGACATCAAGCCACACCGGATCCCAAAGAAGAACAAGCAAGGCGGCGACGTCCTACTAATCCGCACACCGGGCGGCCAACTCGTGATCGTCGATCACGTCGATCACCCTGGAACCCGCGGCCAACATCCGATCCGCAAGGCAGCTCAACAGGCCGAGGCGACAGGCCTGAGACAGTTCCAAATCAAACTAACCACCGAAGTGGACCGAGAGGCGGCCAAGCTGGCGGCCACGG